AAACGTAATCAAAATTATGTAAATGGTGCAGAACCTGGAATGTTTTTAAATATAGTTACTAAGAAACTATATGACGGTGATAAAGGAATAAGTGTTATTCCTTGTTACTACAAAATGGAATATCAAGAATGGGCAGAATTTGGTACTGGCTCAGGAAGACCAGAACAAATTTATCCTGCAGATTCTGATATTATATCTAAGACTACTAAAGATGGTGGTAAAGATAGATTACAGAATGGTAATTACATTCTGACTGTTCATCAAAACTTTGTAATAATCGTAGGGGAAGATGGATCAGCTGAAACCGCACTTGTATCTATGAGTGGATCACAAGGAAAAGTTGCAAGAAAATGGCAATCCTTACAACTGTCACAAACCATGACAGATAGTCAAGGATCTTTTACTCCTGCTTCTTTTTCACATTCTTACAGAATAACTTCTGTATTAAACTCTGGTAAAGGTAATCAGTGGTATGGCTTTGCAATAGTATTGGAAAGCCCAGTGAATGATGCTGCTCTCTATCAAAGGGCAAAAGAATTTCACGATAGTTTAGACAAACAAAACAGATAATTGCCACAATTGGGCGGTACTAATTGTGCCGCCCAGTTTAAACTACTAGAGGGAACATGATAGAAAGACTTAAGGATATATTTTCAGGTTTAGAAAGCGCATATGGTGCCACTAAAACTACAAAAGATATTAGACACGATGGTAAAAATGAAGTTAAATCTTTTACAATTAAACAACCAGTTACTAAAGAACTTTGGCAAAATCATTTAAATGGAACTGAACCTGCATTAGGTATTGTACCTATTAATGAAGATAATGAATGTAGATGGGGATGTATAGATATAGATACTTATCCTTTTGATCACAAAAAATTAATTATAAGAATAAGAGAAAAAAATTTACCACTGATAGTATTTAGATCTAAATCAGGCGGTGCTCATGTTTTTTTATTTACTAAAGAATTTATTCCAGCATCTTTAATGAGACAGAAATTACAGATGATGGCATCAGCATTAGGATATGCTAAAGCAGAAATATTTCCAAAACAATCTACTATTAAAGCAGATAGAGGTGACATAGGTAATTTCTTAAATATGCCTTATCATGGTGGGGATAGAACTGTTAGATATGCTATTGGAGATAATGGAGAATCACTAACGATAGAAAAATTTATAAAAGAATATGATAAATATGTACAAGATGAATTAACTTTACGAGAGTTATTAGCAATTAAACAAGATGTAAAAGAGGATGTAGAATTTCCTGATGGTCCACCTTGTTTACAAACAATTATAAAAGAAGGACCTATTATAGAAGGTAATGGAGAAGTTGCTGCTTCTGGCAGAGATAATGGATTATTTAATATTGGAGTATATTTAAAAAAAGCACAACCATTGAAATGGAAAGATTTGTTAGAAGATTACAATACAGAAAAATATATTAAGCCACCTTTAAAATCTACAGATGTACAAAGAATTATTAAACAAGTAGATGAGAAAAAATATGATTATAAATGTAATGATAAACCTATTTGTAATTTTTGTAATGAAAAAGTTTGTTATACGAGAGCTTATGGTAAAGGTGATGAAGTTAGAATGCCTGAAATTACTACTATTCGTAAATATAAATCAGATCCTCCTATCTTTTTTGTAACTGTAGATGAAGATACTATAGAGGTAGATGGACCTACTTTACATGATCCAGAAAAGTTTAGTGTTATCTGTATGACAGAATTAGGAACACCATTACTTCCTATTCCTAAATTAATATGGAGAAAAAAATTAGCTATGTTAATGAAAAACATGGATGAAACAGAAGCTCCAGATGATACTAGAGTAGATATTCAATTAAAAGAAATACTTACTGACTTTATTAGTAGAGATGGGAAGGATTGGGAGTCTATTTTAAAAAGAAAACCGTATTCAGAAAACGGTGTTAGTTATTTTAAGTTTAAAGATTTCTGGTTATTTTTAGTACGAACTAAGTCTTGGCCTGAAAAAACTTATCCAAAAAATAAGACAATAAGATTACTTGAAGATTTATTTAGTGCAAGAGTAGAAGTGAAAAAAATTAATGAAAAAAGCACTAAGGTTTGGGCTGTAGAAAAAATAACAGTAGAAAAATTTACCCCTAAACGAACAGAAAAAAGACCAGCACCTTTTGAATAATGAGAACGGTAATTGCAGGACCCCCAGGAACAGGGAAGACACATACTTTAATTCATAAGCATTGATATAATGAACTATTTGTAAATAAAACAGATCCTAAAAAAATTTGTTACATTACTTTTAGTAATGCTGCGGCGAATGAAGCAAGAGAAAGAATAGAAAAAGAATATCCTAAAATGGAATTTGATTGGATATGTACTATGCATTCTATGGGAACTAGAACATTAGGAATAGATACCAATACACAATTATTAAAAGATAAAAATTGGAATGCTTTTAAAAATAAATATGGACACACTGATTTGCATTTTGAAACAGTGCAATATGAAAATGGTTATCATGAATATAAAAATCAATATATGAAGATCATAGAATATTCTCGTTCTAGAAAAATGAATCTACAAGATTCGGCCATTGATTTAGATTTAATAGATTTTATTAGTGAACCTTTATTAGAACAAATTAATCAAGATATTATTGATTATAAAAAAGATTATATCATGTATGAATTTTCAGACATGATTTCCAAGTTTGTTGAGAAACAACTATGTCCTTCCCTCGATGTAGTTTTTCTCGATGAAGCCCAAGATCTGAATCCTCTGCAGTGGGATATGTTTTTTTACATCGAGTCGTGTTGTAATCGTTCCTACATTGCGGGGGATGACGATCAAGCGATTTATGCTTTTCAAGGTGCGGACCCTAAAATATTTATTAATTTACAAGGAACACCAGATCATCAAACTAAATCTAGACGAGTACCGAGAGCTGTACACAAAGTAGCATTATCTATTTTAGATAACATTGACGAAAGAAGAGAAAAAATTTGGGAACCTAGAGATGCAGATGGAAGAGTATATGAAAATTTATTATTAGAAGATTTGCATTTAGATTCTGGACAATGGATGATTTTGACTAGAACAAATGATCAGATGAAAAAATTAGTATCTTTTTTACAAAACACAGGTTATAGATTTGACTGTAAATTCAATGACTTATTGCCACCTGAAGTAATAAAAGCAATTAATGATTGGAACCGATTAAATAAAGGAGCTAACATTTCAGGAGAAGAAGCTAGAAATATTTACGAATTTTTAAAATACGATCAAGGAGATGTGAAGTATGGTTTTTCCGGAGGCAAGTCTCTTGTGAATATAGATTCTATTGATATGGATGAATTAAGAATGGATCACGGTTTAATTGCATCTGGAGGTTGGGATGCTTTACGATTTAAAGATTATCAAAAAGATTATATCCAGGAGCTAGTGACGAGCGGCGAGGATCTAAACAAACCTGCAAGAATAAAATTATCTACTATACATTCTGTAAAAGGAGAAGAATCAGAAAATGTAGTTTTATTTACAGACTTAGAAAGAATAATTTATGAAGCTGCACAAAAAAATAAAGATACAGAACATAGGTTATTTTTTGTAGGAGTAACAAGAGCAAAAGAAAATTTATTCATAATGAATCAAGGTTATGAATATCAATACAACATAGGAGAAGAAATAATATGACCGATAAAAAAATGTTTGATGAGGCTTTTCCACACACAAAACAAGAAGGTGGGGACCATTATATGAAACATGAAATTCAACCTTATACTTTTATTACAGCCAATAACTTGTCTTTTTTTCAAGGCAATGTTATAAAGTACGTGGTTCGTTATAAAGATAAAAACGGTATTGAAGATCTAAAAAAGATTATTCATTATTGTCAATTAGAAATAGAAGAAATGAGAAAAAAGAATGTTTGAAGCACAAACAGAATGGACATGTCCAGAAAATTTTCCTGATTTAAGTCAGGCAAAATATATTGCTATTGACTTAGAAACAAGAGATCCAAATTTAAAAACAAGAGGATCGGGTGCAGTTATTGGAGAAGGA